CTATCTGAAATTGTTTTAGTTGATGATTATGTTGATACATCAGGAACTCGTGAAGTTTACATGACCGAATATGCAAATATTGAAACATCTGCTGGTCTCGGAACATTTGGTTCAAGAGTATCTGCAGGTGGAACGGTTTCTCTTGTATTCACTCCAAATCCAAGCATTAATTCTGTTGTTAATGTTTATATGAATGCATTATCTATAAATGAAAATACAAGTGTAGGGTCTGCAGTGACATTCACCAATGCATTTATTGGTGATGCTATTGGTGAATATTTTGGAACAGATTCTGATATTAAGAGAGAGTTTGAATTAACTCACAAAAATGAACCAATTTTTGAAAGATATTTCTTAGGTAATAGTAGTGATATTATTAACACAACGACTAGTTCTATTAAAATTCCAAATCACTTCTTTGTAAGTGGAGAAAAACTGAGATATAATCATGTCGGCACTGCTTCTTCTGCCATTGGAATTGCTGCAACAAGTTTTGTTGGTGCAGCAAACACAACTTTCCTTCCAGATGAAAATTTATATGTAGTAAAGATTGATGACAATTTAATTAAAATTGCAACAAGTCCAGAAAATGCTCTCAAATTTGTTCCAGTTGTAGTTAACCTTGAAAGTGTTGGTATTGGAACTTCCCATAGATTTATTTCAGTAAATCAAAATGCAAAATGTATTGTTGCTCTTGATAATGTTATACAATCCCCAATTGTATCCACAGCAGTAACAACAACTCTTGCTGATCGGGTCAGAGACGTTGATAATATAATTGCATTTAGTGGAATAACATCATTCTTTGGATCGGACTTGATACAAATTGGGTCTGAAATAATGAAAATAGAAGGTGTGGGAATTGGTAGTACAAATACAATTAGAGTTCGTAGACCTTGGTTAGGAACTGTATTGTCTGGATATGGAACAGGAACTTTGGTTACTAAGATTTCAGGAAACTATAATATTGTTGATAATAAACTCAATTTTGTTGAGGCACCTTTTGGTAATATTCCTATTGGTTCTACAACAAATCCACCAGATGAAAGAGACTGGACTGGAATAACAACAAGTTCTAGTTTCCAAGGTAGAAGTTTTATGAGATCTGGTGTTCCAAATTCTAGTAATGAATCTTATCATAAAAATTATATTTTTGATAATATTTCTGATCAATTCAATGCTACTAAAAATGAATTTGCATTAAAACAAAGCAATTCTAATGTTCCTGGCATTTCTACAGAAAATGGAATTATTCTCATAAATGATATATTCCAAACTCCTGGAATAACAAATCAATATCTTATTTCAGAATCTTCTGGAATTTCATCAATTACATTCCAAGGAACAAATACAACTCCACTCGGACCTGATGTTGGAATTTCTAGTTTCCCCAAAGGAGGAATTATTGTTTCTGTCGCATCAACAGAAGGACTTGGTTATCAGCCATTAATTTCTGCTGGAGGAACTGCAATTGTTTCAGGTTTGGGAACAATATCATCCATTAGTATTGGGAATAGTGGTTCTGGATATAGAGTGGGAATTCAAACTGTAGTCAATGTTGGTGTTGGAACATCTAGTACTGGAAATGGAAATATTGAATTTATTGGGACTGCTGCAATTAGTGGTGGTAATATTGTAAGTGTTGCGATTACAAATCCTGGATCTGGATATACTTCAACAAATCAACCATTTGTTGTATTTGATGATCCATTAAGTTATTCAGATATAAATCTACAATACTCAACATCTAGTGTTGTTGGCGCAGGAACTAGTGCTGTAGTGGACATTGTTGTTGGTCAAGGATCTAGTATTATCGACTTTGTATTTAAAAATACAGGATATGGATTTGGAAATGGTGAAATTCTAACGATTCCAGTTGGTGGAACTACAGGAATACCAACAACATCATCATTCTCTACTTCAAATGAATTCCAAATAACAATAGACGAAATTTTCAATGATGATTTTTCTGGATGGTCTGTTGGTCAACTTCAAGTTTTGGATAATATTAATGATTTTATTGATGGAATCAGAAAAGATTTCTCACTTTCTTTAGCAGGAAATTCAATTTCTATTGTTGCTGGAAAAGGTTCAAAAATTAAAGTTCAAGATGTCCTTCTCGTATTTGTAAATGATATACTTCAAGTTCCAGGTGAAGGATACATATTCAATGGTGGAAGTATTATAACATTTACGGAATCGATTAAATTTGGAGATATTGTCAATATTTTATTCTATAAAGGAACTGGTGATACTGATGTAATTTTTAGAAATATTATTGAAACTGTAAAAAAAGGTGATACTCTTCAAATTAAACATGATTCTTCTATTAATCAAGCATCTTCTTTAGAAGAAGATGAAAGAGTTATTGATCAAATTAAATCTACAAATATCGTTGGAACTAATCCATATTTTGGACCTGGAAATACGAGTGATGTCACTTTAGAAAGACCAGTTGTTTGGTGTAGACAAACTGAAGATGTATTTATAAATCAAATTGCTGTTGGAAAGGATAGAGAATTATATGAACCAGTTATCAATCCAAGTGCATACATTACTAAATCTGTTGGTATTGGTTCTACTGCAATTTATGTTGATAATGTAAGACCAATTTTTAATCCACAAAATGAAAATGATATTAGTCTAACATTCCAAAATAAAATTAAATTTATATCACAAGAATCAAAAACAAGTGCAGCTGCAACTGCCGTAGTTTCTGGATTGGGAACTATATCTATAATATCCATATCTGACGGTGGATCTGGTTACACAACTGCTCCAGTGGTAACAATTGGAAGCACGTCACAGTCTGTTGGACTGGGAACAACTGCAACTGCAACTGCATCTATAACAGCAGGAGTTGTTACATCTGTTACTTTATCTAATGTGGGAACTGGATATACAAATACAAGTGCTCCACCAGTTTTGATTGCTCCTCCAACATATACAGAGGAAGAAGTAAGTGTTAACACTTATTCTGGAGATAATGGTGTTATTGTTGGGTTTGGAACCACAACAGTTGGAATTGGAACACAATTAATTTTTGATATTCATATTCCATATGATTCATTTATGAGAGACTCATCTATTGTTGGAACTGCATTAACAATAAGTTCTATTAACACTAATGACTATTTTATTATTAAAAATTCTAATATTGGGTCTGCATCAACATCAATAATATCTTTGGATTCATTAAATAATACTGTTGGTGTTGGAGTATCATTTGCAGATAATGTTTATGAAGTTGCCAGTGTGGTATCTATTTCTACAAGTGTATCTGGAATATCTACATATATTCGTAGAGTATTTGCCAAGGTCAATCAATTTAACTATAGTTTTTCTGGCATAACTACTTCTGATTTCTTTGGATCATTTAGTTGGGGTAGAATTGATTTGGAAGCAAGATCTGGATTAAATTCATATACCGCATATACTGGATCTGGTATTGGTATTACTGAAGGAAGTGGAATTTCTACTTCAACAATGGTTACAAGATCAAACTCCTTGAAATTTAAAAATTACATTGTTTAATCTCTAATAAATAAAGAAAAAAAGTCCGTCAAATGGCCGCCATTATAACTGATCAAATTAGAATATTAAATGCTGGTAATTTTATTGCCGGTGTTTCTAATGCTAGCAATTCATATTATTCTTTTATTGGATTAACTAACCCAGAAGATTATCAATCTGATTGGGATACTGATCCTCCTTCACCAAAGGATAATTTTGATCAGGAAAATGACTATTGGAATACAATGGTTGCATTGAAAAAAATTAATACTTCTGATACAAGACAAGTTGTACCAAAAAGAACTTGGTCTTCAGGAACAACTTATGATATGTATCGTCATGATTATAGTAGATCAAATACTGCTGTAGTCTCCGGTTCGACATCACTATATTCTGCAAATTACTTTGTAATGAATAGTGATTTTAGAGTTTATATTTGTCTTGAAAATGGAATAGATCCAGATAATTCATCAGGCAGACCATCTCTTGATGAACCAATTTTTACTGATTTAGAACCACGGTCAGCAGGGACTAGTGGTGATGGATATATTTGGAAATATCTGTATACTATCAAACCAAGTGATGTTGCAAAATTTGAGTCCACTGATTATATGCCAGTTCCAACTGATTGGCAGACATCAACTGACAATGCATCTATTAGAGATAATGCAGTTGATGGATCTATTAAAATTGCAACTATTGTCAATAGGGGTGTTGGTCTTGGCACAGCAAATGCCACCTACACGTCTGTTCCCATTAGAGGTGATGGTTCCAATGCAGAGTGTACAATAACTATTGATGGCAATCAACAAGTTAGTTCTATAACTATTTCAAATCAAGGATCTGGTTATACTTACGGAACTGTTGATATTGTATCAGGTGGAGTTCCTACAGGGACTACTAGACCAGAATTTAATGTTATTATTTCACCACAAGGTGGACACGGTGCGGATATCTATAGAGAATTAGGAGCATATAATGTTCTCATGTATTCTAGAATTGAAAATGATAATAATAATCCAGATTTCATAACTGGAAATCAAATCGCAAGAGTTGGAGTAGTAGAAAATCCACAACAATTTGGATCATCAAGTTTATTGTCTGCAGATAAAGTAAGTGCTCTTGGAGCACTTAAATTAGTTGGATCAGGGTATAGCACTGCTACATTTACTGCAGACTCTTATTTTACTCAAACAGTATCTACAGGTACAACAGCTGCTGGTAGAGTTGTAAGTTATGATCCAAATACTGGTGTTATGAAGTATTGGCAAGATCGTTCTCTTGCTGGATTTAGTACCGTTGGAGTTGCACAAACTCAACCTCAATATGGATTTAACCTTAATGAATTTACATCGTCCCCTGGCACTGGAGGATCACTGACAATTATACCAACAACGGGTTCAAATCTTACTATTGATAACACCTTTACAGGTATATCTACAGTAATAAATAATCGTACATACTATCTCGGTCAAACCTTTACAAATGGTGTTGCCAGTCCAGAAGTTAAAAAACATTCTGGTAATATAATTTACGTTGACAATAGACCATCTATAACAAGATCGTCAAACCAAAAGGAAGACATAAAAGTTATTTTGCAGTTCTAAAGAATTATGCCACAACAAACGAACCTCAACGTAGCTCCCTACTTTGACGATTTTGATTCTACTAATGATTACCACAAGGTATTATTTAAACCTGGTTATCCAGTTCAGGCAAGAGAGTTAACCTCTCTTCAATCCATATTACAAAATCAAATTGAAAGATTTGGACAACACTTCTTTAAAGAAGGTGCTAAAGTAATCCCAGGAAATATTGGGTATAATAGAATATATTATTGCATTCAATTAAATAATTCATTCCAAGGTGTTCCTGTATCTGCTTATGTGGATCAGTTGGTTGGTACAAAAATAACTGGTTTGAGATCTGGAGTAACTGCATTTGTTGACAGCGTTCTTTTTCCAGAAGATTCTGAAAATGGAAATTTAACTCTTTATGTTAACTATCTTTCTTCTAATACAGGAAATAACTCAACTCAAACTTTCTTTGATGGAGAGCAACTTTCATCTAATGAAATAATAACATCTGGACTTCTTGGGAATACTATTATTTCTGCCGGATCACCTTTTGCATCAACAATAGAAAATAATGCACCTGAAACAGGATCTGCATTTCAAATTGATGAAGGAGTATATTTTATAAGGGGAAATTTTGTCAACGTATCTAAAGAGACTTTAATTCTTGATCAATATTCAAATAGTCCTAATTACAGAATTGGGTTATTCGTAAACGAAGAGATTGTAAATTCTGATCTTGATGAGACTCTCAACGACAATTCTCAAGGATTTAATAATTATGCTGCACCAGGTGCAGATAGACTTAAAATTAGTGTAAGTTTATTTAAAAAATCACTTGATGATTTTAATGATGATAATTTTATTTTACTTGCAACGGTAATTAATGGTGTACTTCAAGATGAAATTAGACCATCTCTTTTTGGAGGTAGTGTTGGATTTAATGATTTAGAAGATACTCTTGCAAGAAGAACCTTTGATGAGTCTGGTAACTATTATGTAAAAGCTTTTGATGTTAATTGTGTAGAATCTTTAAATAATAATCTTGGCAATGGCGGAATTTATAATGAAGGTCAATTTTCTCCCGGTGGAACAACTGTTTCTGATGATCTTGCATTATATAAAATTTCTCCTGGAAAAGCTTATATTAAAGGATATGAAATCCAAACCACTAATGCTACTTATATTGATGTAAATAAACCAAGAGCAACAAGAACGATTAATGATCAAAATATAATTTATAGCACTGGACCAACACTAAAACTTAATAGAGTTTATAGGGCACCAACAATAGGAATTGGAAATACCTATTTTGTAAGTTTACGTGATCAAAGAGTTGGGATCAATTCAGAAACTCTTCCTGGAAATGAAGTTGGAATTGCAAGAATATATGACTTCAAATTAGAATCTGGATCTTACAGTACTTCTAATGCAGATGAGAATGAGTGGAACCTTGCGTTATACGACGTTCAAACAATTACAGATATTGCATTAAACCAATCACATACACTACCAATTCCTACATTTGTTAAAGGTGATAATAGTGGAGCTACAGGTTTTTTAAGACATTCAGTTTCTGTAGGAACAGCAATTACTGTTTATGAGACAAGTGGAAGTTTCATACCAAATGAAAAATTAATCTTTAATGGAATTGATAATGGTAGAATTGCTATTGCAGTTACAGACCACGGTATTTCTGATGTTAAATCTGTATATGGAACAAATAATGGAACAACAGGAATTAACACTTTTAGTGCAGATGTAATTCAATCAAATAAGTTTATTGTTGGAATTGCTACGGTAAGTCCACTTTCTAGTGGAATTAGCACTATCAAAAGTTCAAATGCATCTTTCCCAGGAACTCTTGTTAAAGAAAATGATTTAATTCAATATAGTGATACAACTCCTGGATTAGATGGAGATCCAATTATTGCTAGAGTTACTAATGTAGGAACATCTGACATCTCTGTAGAGGGTGTTGCTGCTGTTACAGGAATTTCTAGTGGATTTTTGCCATCATCAACATTAAGTATAACAGATTTAAAAATTCTTACTACTCAATTAGCAACGTCTTCTGACAATTCTCTGTTTACTCCTTTACCCAAAGTAAATGTTTCAAATGTAGATCTTGCAGAAGCTTCTTTGGTCATTAGAAAAACTTTTATTGTAAATATTGCAAGTAATGAGTTATCTGCCCAAGTTGAGGCAAATACAAACGAATCATTCCTGCCTTTCGATGAAGAAAGATATCTTTTGATTAGATCAGATGGGTCTACAGAATCTTTGAGTGGTGATAAATTTGATATTGCTACTAACGGATCCACTTTACAAATTCGTAGTCTTGGAAGCAATAATACTGGCGCAACTTTAATTGCAACTCTTCGTAAAGTAAAACCAAAAGCAAAAGAAAAAATTAAAAATAGAGTCAACTCTGTTGTTGTAAATAAATCAAAACTTGCAGGTTCTGGAATTGGAGGAACAACTTTAAATAATGGATTGACTTATGGCAATTATCCTTTTGGTGTAAGAGTTGAAGATGAAGTAATTTCATTAAATACTCCAGATATTATTGAAATTCATGGAGTTTTTGAGTCAGCAGATACGTCTCTACCATCTGCTCCCCAAATTGTCTTCCAATCAATTAATACAAATTCCACAACAACATCAGAATTGTTGATTGGAGAAAAATTTGTTGGACAAACAAGTGGTGCTGTGGGTATAATCGCAGAAAAGTTAAATGATTCAAGTATTTCTTTTCTTTATAAAAATGAAATTTCTTTAATAGAAGGAGAAACTGTATCGTTTGAAGAATCAAATTCTTCCGCATTAGTATCTTCTTTATCTACCCCTAGTTTTAATATTTCTTCTAATTACACATTTAAAACAGGTCAGGAAATTACTTTCTATGATCAGGGAAGAATTAAGAGAAAAAATGATGCTTCATCACCATCAAAACAAATAAAAATTTATTTTGCAAGTGCATCATATTCAAATACAGATGATGGAGACATAACAACTGTCAACTCATATAGACAGTTTAACTATGCAAATGAAATTAAAAAAATTAATATTTTTAGAAACTCTGATATTATTGATATTAGACCTAGAGTTTCTAATTACGAAGTAACTGAAAATTCAAGATCTCCACTTGAATTTTTTGGAAGAGCATTCGATGGATCTGGACAATCTGCAGCAAATCCATTAGCTTCAGATGAAGCTATTTTGACTGATATTTCTTATTATCAAGGAAGAATTGACAGAGTATTTTTATCTAAGAGTGGAAAATTTCAAGTTGTTTATGGAACTCCATCAGACAACCCTCAGAGACCAGATCCAGTCGATGATGCAATTGAAATCTGTAGAGTAGAACTTCCAGCATATCTTGCTAATGTAAAGGATGCAAAACTTTCATTCTTGCAACATAAAAGATATAAAATGCAAGATATCAAGGAACTTGAGCATAGAATCAAGAGTCTTGAATATTATACAACTCTTTCTCTACTAGAAAAAGAAACTGCTAATCTCTTTATTTCTGATAATGATGGTTTAAATAGATTTAAGTCTGGATTTTTTGTAGATAACTTTAATGACTTCTTAGCACAAGAAGATACTTTTAAGCTTAATAATTCTATTGACAGAAAATATAATGAACTAAGACCAAGGCATTATACCAACTCTGTTGATATGATTTTTGGTCCTGTTGTAGATACAGATCCAACTGCTGATTTAAATTTCTCTACAGTAGAAGGAACCAATATTAGAAAACAAAATGATATCGTAACACTTGATTATGCTGAAGTTGAATATATTAAACAAAATTTTGCTACAAGAACTGAAAGTGTTACTCCATTCTTGATTAGTTTCTGGAGTGGAACATTAGAATTGACTCCAGCAAGTGATAATTGGGTTGACACTGCAAGATTGGATGCAAAAATTATTGATGTTGAAGGTGATTATGCATCAACCTTTGGAAGAATGGTGGAAAATGGAACCATTGATTCTCAAACCGGGTTTGGTCCTATATTATGGAATTCATGGGAAACTAATTGGGTTGGTATTGAAGTTGTTGAATCTACTAGACAAAGAGTCATTCAAAACTCACCATCAACTATCATCCAAGGAAGTGGAAACTCTATAAGTTGGTCAAGTAGAACTGTTATTGATAATGTTGTTCTGGAAGATCTTGAAACATCAATAGAATTTGGAACTAACGATAGAACTGGAACTAGAACTATTGTAACAGAACAATTTAATCGTGAATCGGTAGGTGATAGGGTTGTAAGTAGAGATCTTATTCCATTCATGAGATCCAGAAATGTTGAGTTTGTTGCCAAAAAAGTAAAACCACTTACTAGATTATATGCATTTTTTGATGGAGTAGATATTTCCAAATATTGTGTTCCAAAATTACTTGAAATTTCAATGGAATCCGGAGTTTTTGAAATTGGAGAAACCGTAATTGGAAATAGTTCAGTTATTGGTGATATTGGATCCAATTCTCTTCCATCTTCTCCATTCATTCAATTCAGAGTTGCACAATCTAATCATAAAGAAGGTCCATATGATTCATCAACAAAGACTTTCCGCAAAAATCCATACAATTCTCAAGATTTGTCTGGCGCATACTCATCAACATCAACTATTTTAAATGTAGATACATTTTCACTTTCCAATGAAGTCCAGGGTCAATATTATGGTTGGATTAGGGAGGGAATGACTCTTCGTGGACAAACAAGTGGTGCTCTTGCAAAAGTTTCAAATGTAAGACTTATTTCTGATATATCAGCTACTTTAATTGGTAGTTATTATATTCCAAATCCAAATAATATAAGCTTCCCTAGATTTGAAACTGGAAGTAAAGTATTTACTTTGACTGATGATATTGACAATAATCAAGATCAGTCTATTACAATTGCAGAAGAAGGATTTGCTTCTACAGGAACTTTAGAAACAGTTCAAGAAAATATTGTTTCTGTTAGAAATGCAAGAGTTGAAGCACAAGAACAATTCCAAAGTAATGATGTTAATAGAAATCTTGGAACAGAAGTTGTTAACAGTACAGTTATTGGGCAAAGATCAAGAACTCAATCAGTAGGAACTAGATTTAATCAACCACCACCACCACCACCACAAAGATGGGGTGGTGGACGTGATCCTCTGTCACAATCATTTATGGTTGAAGATACTACAGGAGTATTTTTAACTAGTTGTGACGTTTTCTTTAGATCAAAAGATGATATGGATATTCCAGTTATCTTCCAAATCAGAACCATTGTAAATGGACTTCCATCAACTAGAATTCTTCCATTCTCTGAAGTCGTTTTAGATCCAGATGAAGTTCAAATTTCTTCTGATGGATCTGTTGCAACTAATATTGAATTTAAGGCTCCCGTTTATGTTGAAGGTTTAACTGAGTATACAGTAACTTTATTATCAAACTCAACTAAGTATAGTGTTTATATTTCAAGAGTTGGTGAAAATGATCTTATAACTGATACATTTATTTCAAATCAACCATATCTTGGATCACTATTCAAATCTCAAAATGGATCGACATGGGAACCAAGTCAGTGGGAAGATCTTAAATTTACTCTTTATAGAGCAGATTTCCTTGAGAATGGATCTGTGGAATTCTACAGTCCAGAACTTACGAGAGGGAATAATCAAATTGCAAACCTTCTTCCAAATTCAGTTATAATGAACTCTAGACAAATTAGAGTTGGTCTTGGAACTACAGTAGCAGATTCTTATGAGATTGGAAATACATTCTCACAACAAGGAACAAATGCAACTGGAGATTTAGTGGGAGTAGCAGCATCTGCTGTAGGTAATCTTAGTATCAGTAATGCTGGTTTAGGATACACTCCTGCAGATGGAAGCCGTACTTTTACTGGAGTCAATCTTATTACTCTTACTGGTAATGGTAGAGGTGCAACAGCGGACATTAGTATTGTAAATGGAAGTATTGTTGCTAGTGGAGCAACAATTGCAAATAATGGAGGGTCTGGGTATCAGGTCGGTGATGTTCTTGGTATTACTACAATTGGAATAGCATCAGTTGGTACTAATGCAAGATTAACGATTGCTGGGATTGGAATTACTAACGAATTAGTGTTTAATAATGTTCAAGGAGAATTTGTTGTTGGCGCAGCAAAGACACTAATGTATGTCAATAGTTCTGGTATTACCACGGAACTAAATTCTTCTGGTTCTGCTGGTCTTGGAACTGGTGGAAATGTTCAAATTTCAACAATAAATGTTGATTCTGATGGAACTCATTTTACAGTCAATCATCAAAACCATGGAATGTATTTTGCGGATAATGTAGTTAAAATTTCTGGAGTCCTTCCAGACATTAGACCTACTAAACTAACTGCCGAATACACTTCTGGATCTACTGGATCAATAGTAGTTGGTGGAGCAACAACATTCTCAACTTTTGAGGGAGTTGGAGTTGGAACCACTAATGTTGGACATCTGTTAATTGGTGAAGAAATTATTAAATATACAAATGTTTCTGGAAATACAATTGGTGGTGATATTGTAAGAGGTACTGATCCAAGAACTTATCCAGTTGGGACTCCAGTATTTAAATATGAAAACTCTGGCATTAATCTCCAAAGAGTTAATAGATCTCATAGTTTAAATGATGTAACCCAAATAGATCCATTTACGTTTGATTCTTATAAAGTTAAAGTTGATATGAGTGCAACTACAGGAACTAATAGAAGTACTGATGTTGGACATCCAAAACTTTATATTGGCAATACTAAGTCAACTGGTGGAAGAAATATAAGGGCTACTCAAAATATGCCATTTGAAATTATTACTCCACAAGTTCAAAATCTTACACTTACTGGAACAAATATTACTGCTCAAGTAAGAACAACTACTAGTAAGAGTTTTAGTGGTAATGAAATCCCATTTGTTGATTCTGGATTTGAAGACATCACGATCAATCAAAAAAATTATTTTGATACTCCAAGGATGATTGCATCTAAAGTAAATGAAGATTTGAAATTGACTAATGTTATTGGTAATAAATCAATGCAAATGAGTCTTGCATTGAACACCACTGATAATCGTTTAAGTCCTGTTGTCGATGCTCAAAGAGTAAATGCAATTGTAACTTCCAATAGGGTCAATAACATTATTGAAAATTATGCAACTGATTCTAGAGTCAGTGCCATTACCTCAGATCCTACAGCATGTCAATACATATCAAAAGAGATTGTTATTGAAAATTCTGCATCATCAATTAAAGTTATATTATCTGCACACATTGGTGATGATGCTGATATTAGATCATTTTAT